TGGGTAGCTACCCAGTTAGGATATCTTGCTGGTATCGAGCAAGTACCATGCGCTGGACACTATATAGTTCGTCCTATTATGAACTTACAAGGATGCGGTATTGGCGCTAAGATTAAATTTTATCTCAATAACGAAACTATTCCAGACAACTGTTTCTGGTCGCAAATATTCCACGGTGACCATGTCACAATAGACTATACACGAGTTAACGGAGTATGGCAACAAGGGCATACGTTTCAAGGATTTAATAGTCCGGACGATCTAGTACATTTTAGTAGATGGACTAGAGTAGACTATAAGTTTATGCTACCTGGAATTTTTAAAGAAATTACAGCACCGCACATAAACATAGAAATAATAGGCGATAAAATTATTGAAGTACATTTAAGACACAACACCGATCCGGTCATGCATGACGAATTTATCCCTATTTGGTCCAACGATCAAGCATGTCCAACAGGCTATGTCCGAATATCAGACCCAGAAGACCATATAGATCGATTAGGATTTTTCGTAAAGCCCTATACTAGTTGACACACTGCCATAAACACGTTATAATATAACATTATACTGCGAGGCATATCAAAAATGTTGTTTCTATTAGATCACCCTAGATTTGCAGATCGTCCTGCCTTCCTTCCCAGTGTGTCTCCTAAGGTCATGCTGAAGATGGGTATATTTGGCGGACACTACTTTGGTGCTAAGGATAGTGAAAAGTTCGCCACGCATGCCGCTGACCTCCCTCCAGAGTGGTTTGATTGTGCGGCTCTATGTGACGACTACAACAAGCGCAACAACCACTTTGGTGTCAAAGCGGGTAATGATTACGATTGGTGGTTCAGCATGGGGCTTATGCACCCAGCTGATCCATTGGGTTGGTTTCACTGGTACTGTAGATTCTATGCTGGCCGCAGACACCCGGATGATGACCGTCAAATATCACGTTGGCTCAAGTTCCGTCGCTGGGAAAAGAACATATTAAACTCAGTTCCCGGCCAAATTGACAAACGTCCGGTGGTACGGCAGAGTCTGTTACACTGGGCCTACAATCCATTTATCTAATTTCTAATTGACGGCACAGTTAAATTGTGCTACAATAAATATCAACAAAGGAAATATCAAATGAAAACTCTAATTTTGGCCACACTGTTGGCAATCTCCGCGGCTGCTCAAGCACAGGATTTGAATCAAGGAAAGGCCAAATACGCCACATGTGCTGCCTGCCATGGTGCACAGGGTCAAGGCGGATTGGGCAAGAAACTGACTGGACAAACAGCAGACTACACCGCTGCCAGGCTAACAGCATACAAGAACAAACAGCAAGTGGGACCACAGAGTGCGCTCATGTGGGGAATAGCGGCAGGGCTCAGCGACGCGGACATCAAAAATCTCAGCGCCCACATTGCCACAATGAAGTAATGTCATGAAAACATTTGTTGAACGCTATTGGCAGGCCTTGCCAAACTTTGATTGGAGCAATCTGCTGTTGAGGATTCCCTTGGCTGTGGTTTTCCTACAGCAGGGCATGAGCAAGTTGCCATTCAATGCTGACATGGCCGCAGGCTTTGGTCTCAGTAATCCTGTATGGTGGTTTGTGATCATTGGTGAAATCGCTGCCGGAGCAGGCCTGTTAGTGGGCGGTGTCATGAGTTTGGATCGACTGCGTGATTTTCCTCTGGTGGCTGCACTAGGTGACATGCTGACTCGTTTCAGCGGCATTGTGATGTGTAGCATTGCCACTGGAGTGATCTGGACCACCAAACCAGAAAGTCTTTGGAGCGTGATCCTGTACGACAACCTACATGTGTTTCTTTGGGTAGGCGGTTTGTATTTTGCTCTGCGTGGCAACTGGGCAGTAGCCATTGAACAAAAGATTGACACGCACCCGTGATTGTGCTATAATATAACTTTACGACACACTATACAAAGGGCACATATGTTTTCAGTATTTAAATTTTTGGTAATGGTCATCAAATTCTGCTGGCGCAAGGGCTGGAGTATATTGAATCCCAATATCAATCCCATGCGCAATGCGCCTATGTACGCCAAATATTTCGCTACTATTTTACTTGGTCTGTTTTGGAGCCTGGCGTTTGGGCTCTACACTGCACAGTTCTTCTACATTGGCATCAACATGATTGCACACATTGCTGTTATCAGCGCAGCGTTTATTACTTGGGCTACTTTTCAAGGATTCAAACGTGGATACCCTGCTCGGTATCCACTGATGCGTGATCCCAACTTTAGTCCCAAGTGCTATGAAATGACCGATGCTGAAAAGATACCTGCTGCACTACGGGCCGACACCTTGCTGGCACTGCACATGACTAATCGCGAAAATCCCAATAAATGAATTCGGAAGATTGTGCAAGTATGAAGTGGAATGAATCTAAGGAAGACTTGATTATCATAGTATTGGTCACATTGTTCATCAGTGTGGCTTATCTATTGAAATATTAAACAATGTTTACAGAAACAGTAACCTCGGTACATCACTGGAGCAACAGAACATTCAGTTTCTGTACCACCAGAAATCCGGCATTTAGATTCAATGCTGGGGAGTTTGTGTTGATTGGCGTCATTCACGAAGAAAAGCGCATACGCCGAGCCTACAGCATAGTGAGTCCACCCTGGAGCGATCAGCTGGAGTTTCTCAGCATCAAGATAGCAGATGGTGCGCTGACCAGTAAGCTGCAACACATTCAGGTAGGCGACGAAATAATTGTGGGTGACAAGCCCACTGGCACACTGAGAAATGATGCACTGATCAAAGGCGGCAACCTGTGGTTGCTGGCCACTGGCACAGGCCTGGCGCCGTTCATGAGCCTGGTGCGTGATCTAGAAACACTAGAAACGTGGAGTCGCATACACATGGTTCACAGTGTGCGTGATGCTGCTGATTTGGCCTATCAGCAAGATCTAACCACAGCATTTTTGAATCACCCGCACTCAGGCGAGTTACACGACATAATACAGCCCGTACTGGACTATCAAGCAGTGGTCACCGGCTCGGGTGATGTTAGAATCACTGCTCAACTCACATCGGGCGCATTGCCAATTGATTCTGTACAAGACAAGATCATGCTGTGCGGCAACATGGCATTCAACCGGGAAGTCATGACATGGTGCAATCAACAAGGTATGACCGAAGGCAGCCTGCGTGAGCCCGGGCAGTACGTAGTTGAACGAGCATTCGTAGACACATAACAAAGGAAGAAGCATGATAGATACAAAAATACAACAATTTATCCAAAGAGAAAAAGAAAGACAGGACATAACAGTTGAACTAATTGCCAGCGAAAACTTCACCAGCCAGGCAGTAATGGATCTGTGTGGCAGTATACTCACCAACAAGTATGCTGAAGGTCTTCCAGGCAAGCGTTACTACAACGGTTGTGAACATGTAGATGATGTTGAACGATTGGCAATTGATTATGCCACTACGCTGTTCAGCTGCAAGTTTGCCAATGTGCAACCGCACTCGGGAGCCAATGCCAACCTGGCAGTGTTCAAGGCATTTCTACAACCTAGAGATGTCATTGTAGGTATGGACTTGGCCTCAGGTGGACACCTGAGTCATGGTGCCGGGGTCAATGCATCAGGTGCCTGGTTTGAAGCGCACACATATGGTGTAGACTCGCGTGGATTCATTGACTATGATGCTGTACAAGAACTGGTACAGTTTGTCAAACCACGCATGGTCATCGCCGGTGCTAGTGCCTACAGTCAGGTGATTGATTGGGCTAGATTTAAACGGATCGCTGACTCGGTAGATGCTATCCTGTTAGTGGATATAGCACACTATTCAGGATTGGTAGCAGGTGGCGAGTATCCAAGCCCTTTCCCACATGCTGATGTAGTTACTAGTACAACACACAAAGGGTTGCGTGGACCGAGAGGTGGTATCATCTTGTGGAACAATCCAGACTACACTAAAAAGCTCAACTCAGCAATCTTTCCGGGTACACAGGGTGGACCACTGATGCACATCATTGCTGCCAAGGCCCAATGTTTCTATGAAGCACTACAACCAGAGTTTAAGTTGTATGCCAAACGCATTCGCATTAACGCACATGCTATGGTGCAGGCATTTTTAGATGCCGGCGTTGACGTTGTTAGTGGCGGAACACAATGCCATATGTTTACTGTAGACTTACGTAAAGAACAACTAAGTGGTAGACAATATGCTGATCTGCTTGAAGAACACGGCATCACAGTAAACAAAAATGGTGTGCCAGGCGAAACACGTACTTTTATAGAAACGTCAGGTGTACGTATTGGAGTTGCTGCTGAAACTACCCGTGGTCATGATGAAGCGTGGTTTAAGGAATTAGCCACTAGAATGATCTATATTCTACGCAATGGAAAATAAGCAGTTTGCATGGTTGCCTACTAGAATGACCAGCAAAAAGCTAATTTGGCTTAAATACTATTTCCAACACAAAGATCCTTACGATCTCTCCACCGGAAGACCCCCGTTATCTGCACAATATTTCGTGTGGACTGAAACACCAGAAGAAAAAACCTGGCGGCTTTTAAAAGAAGGCGCGATTGAAAATAGAAATATTTGGAATCAATACAACTATACCAAGGAAGATAAATTATGAGTCAACAGCAATACAACCTACACACAAAGACAGACTATCTTAATCGTAAGATGTTCTTGGATCCAGCCGGGCCGGTCACTATTCAACGTTTTGAAGAAGTAAAATACAAAAAGATTGCAGACTTTGATCAAACTGCACAAGGTTTCTTTTGGCGCCCAGAAGAAGTGTCGCTGTCTAAAGATGCCAACGATTTCAAAGATTCTAGTGATGCTGTTAAGCATATCTTTACCAGCAACTTACTACGTCAAACAGCATTAGATAGTTTGCAAGGCCGCGGTCCAGCACAGGTTTTTACTCCTGTAGCCAGCTTGCCAGAATTAGAAGCATTAATGTACAACTGGAGCTTCTTTGAAACTAACATTCATAGTCGTAGCTATAGCCATATTATCCGTAATATCTATAATGTACCTAAAGAAGTGTTTAATACAATTCATGAGACTGAAGAAATTATAGGAATGGCATCAAGTGTAGGCAACTACTATGACAAACTGCACGTTATCAACTGTCGTAAAGAACTCGGAGAAGTTATTCCTGAGAAAGAACACATCAAGGCAATTTGGATGGCGCTACACGCATCATATGCTCTAGAAGCATTCCGCTTTATGGTATCGTTTGCTACTAGTCTAGCAATGGTAGAGAATAAAATCTTTATGGGCAACGGCAATATTATTAGTCTAATTCTACAAGACGAACTACTGCACAAGGCCTGGACTGCCTATATGATCAATCAAGTGGTCAAAGAAGATAATCGTTTCGTAGAAGCCAAAAAAGAATGTGAAGAAGACGTGTATGCCCTGTATATGGATGTAATTCGTGAAGAAAAAGCATGGGCTGACTATCTGTTTAAGAAAGGTCCAGTTATCGGGCTTAATGCAAACATTCTCAAAGATTTTGTAGACTATACCTCTGTAGACGCACTAAAACAAATTGGAATTAAGTATCGAGCTAGTGCTCCTAAAAGCACTCCGATTCCTTGGTTCAACAAGCATACTGACACCAGTAAAAAACAAACAGCATTACAAGAATCAGAATCAACTAATTACGTCATTGGAGTGATGAGTGAAAATCTTGACTATGATGAATTGCCGGCTATATAATATATTATGTATAAAGCACAATACAAAAGAAACAACCCTTACGAATCTTGGACAACTATAGGATCATACGGCAGCGAGCAGTCAGCAATGTCAGCAGCACTTAGTTATAAAAACAAAGGTGTGTTAATGGTCCGTGTTACAGATAAGAAGGGCGCTGTAATTTATTCAAACTAAAGGAAAAATATGTCAGAAGTAATCGTATGGAGCAAGTACCACTGCCCCTATTGTGATCAAGCCAAAGCACTGTTAGGAAGCCGCGGCATTAAGTTTAAAGAAAATAAAATCGGTGACGGTTACACTAAAGAAGACTTGTTAGAAGCTGTGCCTACTGCACGAACTGTACCACAGATTATCATCAACGGTAAAAGCATCGGTGGGTTCACAGAACTAAAAAAATATATTGAAGAAACAGGATTTACAGGAACAGGACACACATTATGATTATTGACAAAGGCGTAAGCACAGGCGAAGTGATAACTCTTAAATTAACATCAGGCGAAGAGCTTGTTGCTCGTTTAGACGAAGAAACTGCTACTCATTACAAGTTAACAAAACCAATGGTAATCGGAATGGGAGAGAAAGGTCCAGGACTTATGCCTTACTTGTTCACAGTTAGTCCAGATCGAACAATTCCCCTGTTAAAAACTACAGTAACAGTGGTAGTAGCATCAGACAAAGTGTTTGCTAATCAATACTTACAAACTACTACTGGGATTGCGCTGAGTTAAATACGAGTATGACTACTCCTACCGTTAATCCGACGCCATCTGCTGGTAATAGCCCGAGCGGCCCTGATACTCCTGTACCTCACGTACATCCGTATACGGCTATTACAGGATTAAGATATAGTCCAGACGGTAGGGTTGAACCATCATATGATTCGGGCAACGTATACGCTAACGGTTCAGTTATTGCCTTGTACAATGCTGCATCTACTGAAGGCAGTTTTTCAGCTCCCACTGTGCCTAGAGTGACAGTTACATCAGCGGTACAGAACGTAGAAGGTGACGATGCCAACACTGAAGGCAAGGTGCAAGCGGATAGGTTCCTAGCAGAAGGACGTATCACTCCTGATGAACACCGAACAATAACTACTACTCCTACTCCTCAAACTGAAGGCGTAAAACCCGGGACAGTCATAGCCGGGAGAGAAAACAACACGGTGATCGGCGGAATAACATTTGAAACTGTGCTAACTCCCAATGGCACTACACTAGCGCAATTGATTAAAAACGTTACTTTTCCTAGAACACTAGCGCAATTAAACGAACACAGTTTGTCTGTTCCTAATGCAAATGCTGTGGTTAATAATCTTGCAGCATTAGCGCTCAACGTTATAGAACCGATTAAAGCAAAATATCCAAATGCACTAATTACAAATAGTTATCGTCAGGGACTCACATCTTCTAGTCAACACAATACGGGGCAGGCCTGCGACCTACAATTTCGAGGAGTTGCCGCACACGACTACTACAATATAGCTGTGTGGATCAGTAAGAATATATCCTACGATCAATTGTTATTAGAATACCTTCCAAGCAAAACAGTATGGATACATATTAGTTATGCTATTCCTAATTTGCCCTACGGTGGCAGATCTGTTAGAAAAAGCAAAGGTATAGCATCAACACTTGCAACACTAAATGGCGCTGCTGGTGGAAAGTTTACACCTAATTTACATGCAGATATTATACAGGCTGCAATAATCAACAAGGTAGTAGCAGCATGAAAATAAAAAAATTCTTATGGACTGTGTTAGGATTCCTTAGCCTAGGGATGGCCTATTTAGGAGTCATCACACCAGGATTACCTTACAGTATATTTGTAGTGTTTGCAGCCTATTGTTTTAGCAAAGGTAGCGAACGTATGCATCGTTGGATTTATAATCACAAACTGTTCGGACCGTTCTTGACCAACTGGAATACCAAGCGTGTGTTTCCAACTAAGATGAAATTCTTTATGTTGGCTATGATGAGCTCCAGTTTAATTATCATGTGGTTCACCGGAGTGAAACCAATCGGAATTATCAGTACTGCTGTGTTTATGGCTCTAGTGGCTACCTGGGCGTGGAGATTTCCCGGCAGTGTGGAAGAACATCAACGTAGAATAGACAACGGAGAAAAGGTCGGATGGCTAAAATAACTTTAGAACAATTGATAGATATTGCATTTGCTGTAGAGGAAGGTGACCCTTTTGATTG